AATGGCAAACACTATCATTTACAAAATATGTGAAAAGCTAGGATATAATGAGGAAGCTTTGAAAATACTTCGAGGCCTTCTCTCTGACGGACAAATGCCAACCTTAGTTATGGAAGGTAATTTGTTCCGTGCACCAGGGTTTCAACCCTCAGGCAAGTATGGCACTGCTGAAGATAATTCTCTTCGAGGATTGATCTTGTTAGTGTATGCTTGGGTGCAGAAGATGACTATTCATGGCAAACATATGCCAGAAAATGTAGTCACTTATTATACTCCTAAGGATTTCTTTCTAAATATTAGACCGAAGACCTATGGAGATGACATGCTTGGCGCTATCAAAGAAAAAATTATATCTTATTTCAATAATAGAACTTATCCCAAATTTGTCAAAAATGTATATGGTATGGAATTTACTGCTTCAGATAAGTCTGATAATATCAAACCTTATTTGAAATTCGATGAAACAAGTTTTCTTAAAAGAAAATTTGTTTATAATGAAGAAGTCGGCCACTATGTGGCACAATTAGACAGAGACTCCATTATGAAGTCTTTCTGCTATATGATTCCTTCGAAAAATGTTGGAGAAGCAGAACAAGTTTTAGATTCTACTATCTCAGCATTAAGAGAGTTATTCCTTTATACCAGATCAGCAGATTATGATAAGCTTAGAGAGCAATTTGCTCAAGCTGTAGCAGACAACTATGACTTCAAGAGTGAAGACATATTAAAGTTGTATCCACGATACGAAGATATTAAAGAATCAATGTATCCTCATGACTGCGAATATGTGTCAAGCCTTAAAAAATGAATTTGTGTGTAGTTACACTCGTGCGCAATTCTACACGGCTTGGTCCAAACGGACATTATTTATTAGAGCTAGAATCTCTTTAAACTATGTACTATAATACGCGTAATGCGCGACATAATACTTAATTATGGATAATAATACTCAAAATAAGTCCGATAGTGCTTTAGAAACTATCCCAGAAGGTAGAGCTTTAGGTTCAAAATTATTTAAACGCAAGCTCGTAATTCCTGAATATATTTCCGTTATGTCTTTGACTGAAGCGTCC